AGTATAAATACCACGCAATTTTATCTAATTGGCTATATAAACCTTACATGAGGTGGGGAACATTTTACATAGCAAAGTTTGACAATGATCATTAATTATCTTGATTGGCTTAGTGTTAATAATATAAAGTGGGAATAAAATGGTTTTAAAAAATGAATGTAGTAAGTGTGCCATGTCTTATAAAGATCCAATATTTTGGGAAACACACCAAACCATGAGTGATGGTAGAATATGGTGTGCAAAGTCTAAATCAAGGAGAAAGTAATGACTGGAATTAATTGTTCTATATGTGGTCAGCCAGACGCTAGCCAAGCAACTAAGAATGCTATTTATTGTCGTGATTGCTATGAAAGATTTTATCTTATTCGTCAGCGTTGACAACGCCGCCGAAGTTTGATACACTGTTTATATGAAAGAGCCAAAGATTATGAAGATGGACTGGAAGTCCCTGGGCTATTGGCCATCGTATAAAGACGGCAAACTACAGTGGGTTCCTCAAGAGGAGAAAAATGATTAATGTATTGTTCTTAATTCCAGCGTTTGTAATGGGGTATGTTGCATGCTATATTGCTATGACTTATAAGGTTGATCAATGACTTACATTATACCCTCAATCATTTGCATTGTTCTCGGTATTTGGGTATTTAACCTATGAAGTATGATTTCTTTGGTGAAGAGTGGCATGGAAAATGCAAGGCTTGCGGGACTGAAATGTATGCTCCAACAAAGTCTGAGTATTTAATGTCATTTAGTGTTCATACTCATTCAGATGATTGCCTTGGTGGATACTAATGTTAATTGTAAAATTTATTAAGTGCAAGATTAAGGGGCATGTGCTTGTGCCTGCTGGGTCATGTCCATTTACTGGCTCATCTTATGAGTATTGTCAAAGATGTGAAGTAATGATTCCTGGACAGGTTGCAGTCTAATGTGGTCATGGATTCTTGCTGCTATAGGTGTTACAGGCATATTTTTAGTTGGCAGAAAAACTATCTGGGGCTGGGCAATTTTATTTGTTAATGAATTTTTATGGATTGCTTATTCTTTAAATACAAAGCAATATGGTTTTATATTTATGGCTTTAGCGTATGCAGCGGTATACATTAAATCATTTATGCATTGGAGAAAAGATGGCTGATTGGACAGAAGAACTTAGTGATGAGCAAAAAAATAATATAATGGATCTTATTGTTACTACAGTTAAAGAAATTAGAACTCAAATGGATCAAGATATTTTGTTTACTCAGCAGATTTGGGAGCGTAAAGGATTTTTAAAAAGTCGCAGAACACGCAAAGCCTTTGATGCATGCCGTGCTATTGTTCAGGGCAAAAATGAAGTCTTTAAAGATTCAGATGATTCAGTTTAGTAAAACATAATGGAATATAAAGCAATAATGGCTAAGTCTTTACAACATTCTTCCGCCAATAAGATACAGATTCATCCAATGGAAGATGTTTACATTATGGAAATTTACTATGACGATATTATTAATTCAATGGTTGACGATCTTGACAAAGCAGGATATACTATAATAAGTAAACAGCAGTAGCCAAGTTGGTCAAGGCCCCGAACTCATAATTCGGTTATCATAGGTTCAAGTCCTATCTGCTGTACTGATATAATTAAATAGCGTATTGGTCTGTAACTCAGTTGGTAGAGTGCCGAACTGTTAATTCGGAAGTCGCAGGATCGTGACCTGCCAGACCAGCACTGCGGATATTGCATAGTGGTAGTGCGTAACCTTGCCAAGGTTAATGTGCGAGTTCAATTCTCGCTATCCGCTCCAAACCTCTGTAGTTCAGTGGATAGAACACAGGACTTCTAAGCCTGGTGTCGCAAGTTCAATTCTTGCCAGGGGTACGAGTTAGTATTTGCCACCACGACGCTTATATTCAGCAACAACCCATGCGTTTGCTACTGCTGATGGATATACACTAAATTTTGCTTTTGCTGCAGCCTTTACTCTTGCATATAACTCTTTATCTTTTGGCTCACCTTTACGTGGTTTAATAATATTTGCATAGTTAGGTTTTGCTGCCTTGCCCATTTCTGAATCCATTTCGTGATCTTCAATGTCCACTACTTCGGCATCTGAATAAAGCATTCCAATACTATATGCAGTAGGTTTCCAACCTTCGCCTTCTTCTTCGTATATTCTGACTGCCATTGCTGGATTGTCTGGATTAGATTGAATCGCATATTCAGTTCCAGGAACTCCGTACACTCCACCTTCAGTCATAATGTGCTCAACCATGCCATGAATAACACCTTCAGAGGTTGTACCCATTACAAAATCGCCTTCTTTAACTTTGTGTTCACTTTTTTGTATACTAAAAATTGTTGTAAGCATTTCTGCACCACCAACAAACTTACCAAAATCCATAAAAATATCTGATGATTCTTTAGTTCTATTTACAATTGCTCTTGACCATGAGAAGCCAGCATCTCCACCCCATGCATCCCACATGATACGACCATTAGATGGATTAGATGTATTGTAGAAGTCTTTACCTTTTTTATCTACTTCATGCCTTGAAAAAAATGAGTACATTCTCTTAACTGTATCAAGAGACATTGCAGAACCATTTACGATATCTGTTGCTCTGCCCCAACCTACAGGAGTTCCAGCACCAGTTGCCTTGCCATCTTCTTTCCATTTTAATGCTCGTCTAGCAGCAGACTTCATGCCAGCGTTCGGGGTATATGTATCAGCCATAACGTCTATTTTACCATAGATTGTGGTACAATGATTAGATGGAACAACTAATTGCAGCCCTAAAAGAACTTCTTGCCGATACAGTGGCACTTAAATTTAAAGCCCACGGCTATCACTGGAATGTTGAGGGTGATGATTTTCCCCAAGCACACACATTTTTTGAGATGATTTATAATGACTATGAAGAGGCAACAGATGAATTTGCTGAAAACCTTCGTAGATTAGACACATATGCTCCTTTTAAACTATCCCGCTTAACATCTCTTTCAACTGTATCAGAAACAGACATTACTTCTGATTTTGAAGATATGGCAATGGATTTGTTAAAATCAAATGATGCAGTTCTTGCAAAACTCAAAGATGCTTTTGATCTTGCTGATGCTGCTCGTGAACAAGGTGTTGCAAATTTCCTTGCAGAACGTATTGATATGCATGGAAAATGGCATTGGCAGTTATCTGCAGTAGTTAAAGAAGAAATGATGGAGTCTCAAGTAGAAGAGACTGCTGAAGCAGAACCTACTATTCAAGCATAAATTTTTAAAGGGGTAAATCTTGGCTAGAATTGTTTTTTTGGGTAACTTTGGTGTAGACTATAGTAGCGAAAACCATCACGCTAAGTCTCTTGAATCACTTGGACATACAGTCGTTAAAATGCAAGAACGTGAAGCAAGAAGCCAGCATATACTTAGAGAGTGTATAAATAGTGATCTGTTTGTTTGGGTACACACACACGGTTGGCACACTCCTGGAAATATAGGCATGGAACAAGTTTTGCTTACTTTAAAAAATGCAAATATCCCAACAATGACCTATCATCTTGATTTATGGTTTGGTATTGAGCGCCAAAAAGACTTAGATAGCGATCCATTTTATAAAACCATTGGTCACTTCTTTGCTACAGATAAACTAATGTGTGATTGGTTTAATGAAAATACACAGGTAAAAGGACACTTTCTTCCTGCTGGTGTGTATGATAAAGAGTGTTATTTACATAAAGATTATGATCCAGATAACTTTGAACATGACATAATCTTTGTTGGTAGTAAAGGTTATCATCATGAACATAAATACCGTCCAGAATTAATAGACTTTTTAAGAAGCACATACGGTAAAAGATTCTTACATGTTGGTGGAGATGGTGACACTGGAACTGTACGTGGAGAAGCGCTTAATCGCATCTATGCAAAAAGCAAGATGGCAATAGGTGATAGTTTAAACATTAACTTTAACTATCCTTACTACACTAGTGATAGGTTGTTTGAAAGTACTGGTCGTGGTGGATTCACTATCTACCCTCGCATTAAAGGACTTGAAGAATACTTTGAAGATGGTAATGATATTGTATTTTATGAACACGGCAATCTTGAAGATCTAAAAACTAAGATAGATCATTATCTTAACGCTAATCTTGAACGGGAACAAATTAGATTCAATGGTCATGAAAGAACTAAACAAGAGCACACCTATGTCCACAGGTGGGCTAGCATATTAGAAACCTTAAATATAAAATGAAATATTTAGTTACTGGTAGTGCTGGTTTTATTGGATCAAACCTTGTTGATAAGTTAATTAGTCTTGGTCACGATGTTATTTGTATTGATGATGAGTCTGCAGAATGTCATGAGCAATTCTATTGGAATGATAAAGCACAAAACTATAAGTATGATATTTGTGACTATGACTTAATTGAACCACTCTTTAAAGATGTTGACTGCGTGTTTCACGTAGCATCTGATGCAAGAATACAGCCAGCAATATTAAATCCTAAAAAATCTATTCAATCAAACGCAGTAGGAACAGCCAATGTTCTTGAACTTTGTAGGGTTAACAAGGTAGATAGGCTAATCTATTCAAGCACATCTTCTTCCTATGGGAAAAAGGCTTTGCTTCCAAACCAAGAAACACAGTCGCCTGATCCATTAACTCCATACTCTGCTGCTAAAGTTTTTGGTGAAAACCTTGCAAGAGTTTATTATAACCTTTACGGATTAAAGACTATATCCCTTAGATATTTTAATGTTTATGGAGATAGACAACCATTAAAAGGACAGTATGCTCCAGTAATAGGACTATTCT